GTAAAGGTGCAGGCGAAGGTGTTACCCTGCGAGACGGTTACTTGATTAGTGCAGCTCATCGGGTCTTAACCTTGCCCCGATTGGAAGGGGGGGGTCAGGCAGGCTTGATTACCTCGGTTACCCAAAAGTCATTGATGAAGGTGACCTTCCCGGCGGTGCGTGGGATGGTGATCTCTGCGGCCGTGTAGCCGTCTTCCCATGTAACCTCCCAGTCTTCCGTCCCAGCGTCTGCTGAGGTGCTTCCGAAGGTTACCTCGATGCCTCCGTATCCATAGCCTGGCGTCGTAGTAGAAGGCACTGCGTCAGAGGTAACGTCAAACGACTTAAAGCCGACCTTGCCTTTAATAACCGTGCCTTCGTTCCAGCAGATGTACACGTTGTCTGGATGGGGCTTAATCTTAAACTTAGTCGTGACTTTAAGCTCTGTAGTCGTTTGCAGAAATGGATAATATTCCTCAGAGCCGGTTGCTACGTTCATAACCTCTGAGTCAAGGTTGGTCACGGATGTCTCGTAGCTACAATACCCCGTTTGCGGTGGTCCAAAGAATCCTTCCACAAATGAGAAAGTAATACCAGCAGGCGGAATAAGGCCAATATACGGAATGGACTCGAAGTCATAAGCGTCATCAGTGTGCCAGCGCGGGAACGTCTGAGCAAGTACTCCGGATGTTCCTACATCTCCAGACTGAGTGCCTACATCTCCGTTAGGATCAGGGGCGGATTGAGACAAGGGAGGGTCTGGGTCATATTCGTATACGATGTCGCTAGGATATGTGTAATCGTAATCGCAAGTCGTCAGCTCAATCTGAAGCCACCCCAGTGTGCCACAGTTAGGAAGCCTAACAATGGAAAGGTTCTCTCTTGGATAATTTTTAAACCAATGCTGGTAAGAATAGAAATCAGGCTGGCCCGGCTTTTGTGTGCCTCCTTGAAAGTCCGCAATGATACTTTCTTCTTTATCAACAAACGGATTGTTATCCTCAGATTTTCCAAGCGACACATACGACAGCACCGATCGTGGGGGCAGAGCCATGTCAGACGGCGCTCCACCAGTAGATTGCATTATCAGTTCCGCACTTGAACCTTTCGGTCCACAGCGAGTTCTGCACGTTGATGTAAAGAGTCAGGACGTTGTCGGCGTTGGCAAAACCGTGCGCCAGGAGGAGGTAGGCGTACGTGTCATTGTCTGTCTGCTCGCTACCATAGGAATCAATCTTAGGATACCCGGCCTGCCCGGTGTCTTGCGCTGGGAACTGGTCAAGGGCTGGGCTTCCTGCGTCTTTCCCGACGCGGAGGTAAATCCACGTATAACCCCCAGTGAAGTTCATCACGCAGACAGGCGGGCTTGCAGCGCCGGAGACGACGCGGTCTAGTTTGACCCACACGCCGTCCTCCTTCAGCTGTGGGACTAGGTTGTTGACCGTTCCGACGCAGACGCTGAAGGTGTGGGTATTGCTAGGCGAAGGGGTGTATCCGATATACTTGACCTTTAGCGGAAGGCACGTGTCTACCGTGTCCTTGTCCGGGAACGGGTCGGACGTGTCCAGAGTGAACCCGTGCGAGGACGAGTCGAAGTTATAGCCGACGCCGGGTTGAATCTTCATCAGGCGTTAGCGTAGACCGCCGAGTTGTAACCTTCGCGGTTGAAGCGCAGCTCATACTGGACCTTGTAGAGCAGGCCGAAGTCCTCGAAGGACACCTGAGCCAGGAGCAGTTGTTTTTTGCCACTGATTTCAAAGGCCGTGCCCATGTAAGTCGGCACCAAGCTCTTTGACGCGAAGGAGCCGTTGCCAGAGGTCTTGCCAACAGCGTTCCGCAAGTTGATGACTAAGGCCGAGCTGCTAGTGTAGAAAACGCCAGACAGTGAACACTGAGGGGCGAGATAGTTCGTCTTGCCGTAGAAGTCTTTGAACTCGGGTTTCTTGAAGCCGAGGAACTTTCGGCCGATAGGCTTCTCAAACGTGGCTCCGTTGTTGCCAGCGTATTCATCAGTAGCACCTGTCACGGCGGGGTAGGCAGGGGTCGCAATCGAACCAGTGCCAACGCCCGCAATCGGTGAACCCGAAAAGCCTAGCGCGGTGGCGACCTCAAAGAAGTTGGGGTGGGTCGTGATGCTTTCCGACGTCAGCCCCTGCGAGCCGGTGATTTGCGGATCGGTCGAGGCGCCGTAGCCAGGGTTGATGCCCACATAGTCCACCGAGTAGGTAGCGATGCCAAGGTTTTCGAAAGATACTGAATACTTGTGAGCCTTGCAGTATGAGTAGGCCCCCTGCGGGCAAGCCGACCCACGGTTAATCGTGCCACCGATGGACGCCGTGATTGCGGCCTTGAAGACGATGGTGCCCGTGGCGAGTCCGTAGCCGTCCTCTTGGAACTTTGCCCCAGGCTGTTGGAGTACGGTTGTTAGGTTATTACCAGTGTCGACGCGTGCCATAAATTATTTGGATTGGGTGCCCTTGGTGAAGTCGCCTTGACCGGCGGGAGTGCTGCCGGAGATTTTCTGGAGCTCGGCGAGCTGCGCCAAAGCGATTTCGTTCTGGCGGGCCATGGCCTCTAGCACCGGGTTAGGTCCTACGCCGATGACGTTGCTGAATCCTTCAGGGCCTTTGAAGTCTTTCTTTTCAGAAGGAATAGGATTCTTCTTAGCCTGATCCATAATTGCCAATTGAACGGCTGATTGAATCTCGGGAAATTTAGCAAGAACTGCTGCCTGTTGCTCTCTTCCTCCAGTGACGCCTTCTAATGCTTTAAGAAAGCCTGGAGCGTTTTGGTCTCCTGCTCCCTTAAGTTGCATTATAGCGCGACCGATTGGGTCGTTCAGAAGGAAGTCTTTAGTAATGTCTTCTCGAGACATCGCAGCTTGTTCTCGGTTCTCCTTGTCCTTCTTTTCGTTATCACGCTTTTTGGCGTAGTATCGGTCCTCGGCGGACATCAGTTCGTTGGTTCCGTCGATGGCTGCTTGATTAGCTTCTCGGTGTTTCTTTTGGTTCTCTTCGATTAACTTTCCGATGTAGTTAATGGCTACCCCAAGCAGCGCCATCGGTCCTAGGAATGACAGGAAGATGTCCTTAAACGCCATTGAGAACTTCTTCTGGATGTCCTCGACCTGTTTGCCAAAGGACACGGTGGCCGACTTGGCCTTGTCCATCGCCTGCGGGACGTCGGAGGTCGTCTTGATGTTGACTGTCAGGTCTTGGGCCATGTCAGGGGGTGCTTTCCTTTGCCAGATTGGAAGCAGCCGCGGCGGCCTCCCGGGCTTCCTCTTCGGCCATGAAGGCTTCCTCTTCGGGTGACATGATCGCCACGTCAGCACCCTTCCGGATAGCCAGGGCGGAGTTCAGCCAGATGGCCTGACACTCCGGCATCTCCCAAGCGCGCTTCTCAGGGATGCCAGACGCGATCAGGTTGGCTACGATGGACAGCGGCCAAGGCACCCCCTTGTCTCCGCCCCCTGACTTTGTCTTGGTCTGCTCCCAGAACTTCGGCCAGTCCTGGACGAGGATATATCCGGCGAAGGCTTCCAGAAGGCGCTCAAACTTGGCGGGGTTACGGCATAGGGACATAATCCGCAACTCGTCGACCCAGCCAATCTTGCCCCCTAGCGGTTCCTCGGCGCACACTTGGCAGGCGAAGATTAGGTCCGCAGGGGTGATGCCGCGGGAGCCGGTGACCAGCGGGGAGTCAAAGGCGATCAGCCGCACCCGGTACTTGAGGCACCAGGGGTAAAGAGTTCGACCCAGAATCCTGAAAGGAGCCGGGTCGACGTAGGCGTTAAGGAAGCGGCGGTCCACTGTCCTCTAGACTGCCCCCTTTTCGGGGGTGTCAATTAGGCAGGCGTGATGCCTTCGTAGTCAATCGCCGTGATTGTGACGGCGGTGAAGCCCTTGTTCGAGCCCTTGTCGTCAATCTTGGTGATGGTGCCGACAAAGGAAACAGAGGCGGCTCCGCTAGGATAGGCGGAGGCGGTGTTCACCGTGAAGGAAAGGGCGGCGCCGAGGGTGGGCATGGTCGAGGTCTTGGCGATGCCTTCGATGGTGATCTCGGACTTGCGGTCGTCGAGGCGGTGCGTCTTGGTCAGGCCAGCCTCATCGACCACAGTGGCCTCGGCGTTGAAAGAGGACGAAAGGCTGTAGGACTGCACGAATAAGTTGGTGACAGTACCCGCGACTCCGTAGATACAGGTGGTTCCGTTTGAGATGGCGGCCATTTGTAATTGCAGGCTTTGGAATTGGCTTAGGCGGGCAGGACCACCAGCACGTCAAACGAGAAGGAAGTCGCCCAGGAGCGCTCGTCGATGCCCTCGTCTTCGGACTGCATCGTGACGTCGTAACAGGCCGCGTCGGTCGAGGTGACGAAGGCCGCCTTGATGCTGGTCAGGTCGCGCATATTGCCGGACAGGGCGGCGCAGCGGGCACGGTGATCGGCGAGGGTCGTGTCGTCGGCGTTCGAGAAAAGGGTGATACGGACCGAGCAGCTGAAGTTGCCTTCGCCCTCGGGGAGGTCGTTAGGGCTCCGGGCGGACTCGCAAAGGACCACGGCCTTGGGCAGGGTCTGGGTCGCGGCGCTGTCCCCGGTCAGGAAGGCCACGGCGGTCAGCCCGGTCTGGGTGGATAGGTAGGTGGCCAAGGTGGCCTCTACGATGTGGCGGATGCTCTTAGTGCCCATTGTACCTTTGCCCGCTTTGGGAGGGAAAGGGGCTTGACGAGGTAGGGGGCTAGGCTTTTGCTTCAGGAGTTCCACCGATGCTCTGCCAACAGGACCCAGTACTTGCCGCCTTCTTCGCCATCTTCGAGGATGCGGTACCGCGTCAGCCCAAGCGCCGTTCGCCCAAGGTTCGCCGTGGG